CCAGGTTATTGGTGTTGGTTTTTTTATGAAGTAGGTACGGGTAATGAAAATTTAGGAAAGTTTCAAAAATGGAAATATTTTAAACTTTTTACCAAATTAAAAGAAGATGACAAAGGTGAGGGTGATATTATTTTATATGGCATCCCTAAATCTCAAGTTGAAATTATAGATAAATATTAAAATAAAACAAAATGCCTTTACCCCAAATAACTAAAATATCAACCTTAGATTTACAAAAAAATATAGCAATTGGAGTATCTCTGCCTTTTAATACACCCGCTGTGTTTAAACCTACATTTTCTACCCAAGATCAAATTAAATCTAATCTAATTAATTTATTATTAACAAATAAAGGAGAACGTATATTAAATCAAGAATTTGGAACAGATCTAAGAAGGGTATTATTTGAAGGAATAACAGAGACAACTGCAGAAATTGTTAGGGAACTAATTTTAAGTAGTGTTACTATGTATATTCCTGAAGTATCTATAAAAGATATTATTGTTAATCCTGATGAAGACAACAACACAATATCTATATTGGTTAAATACCAAATAAAATTATCAGGTACACAAGACCAAATTTTAATACAGTTAGTATAATGATTAAATTTCGTAAAATATTAGCAGAAATTGGAATAAATAACCCAATATATGGTCCATTAGGAATATCAAATGAAAAAGAATTTAATGATATTGTTTCAAATTTATGTAGATTTTCAATATGGTTAGAATTTGATAGAGAAGTACCCTTAATTAGTAATGATGAATATATTATGGTTAACGAATTGGTATTTCCGTTAAATAGATATCAAGATGTCAAAAATCAATGTATATTAAAAGTAGTAGGAGAGGAAAATTTTAAAAAAAATTATAAATTATGTACTGATTCTCTTTTAGACTTGCAAATAGGTGTAGAATGGTGTGGATTAGAAAATGGTGATGAAACTGAAAAATATCCATATAATTTATATAATATATATTATGATGAAACTGTGTATTTTCCTTTAAAAAAAGCTATATATCCTATTAAATCTAAAAAAGATTTATACTTTCAAATATTAGAATACTTTAGAAGATATTAATAAAATTAAAAGAAAAATTCGAAAATGAACAATAATAAAAATATAAGTTACCTAAATAAACAATTTTCAGACTTTAAAGCCAACTTACAAAACTATATAAAAACATACTTTCCAAATAGTTACAATGACTTTTCAGATGCTAACCCAGGTGGTATTTTTATAGACTTAGCAGCATATTTGGGAGATGTTAGTTCATTTTATATTGATACCCAAGTACAAGAAAATTTCCTACTATATGCTAAAGAAAAAGAAAATTTATTAGCAGAAGCATATACAAGAGGATACCGTCCTAAAGTATCATATGCATCATATACTGATTTAGACATATATCAATTAATACCAACAACACAATCAGCAGGTATTACATATCCTGATTTGTCATATTCTTTATTAGTTCCCGAAAATACTGTTGTAACGTCAGCTACAACAGGTGTGAAATTTCTTACTTTAAAACAAGTTGACTTTTCAGATACAGGTTCATCAGAAATATCCTATATAGATAGTAATTTTTACCTGATGAAAAAAACAACTAAAGCTATATCTGCCGAAATTAAATCAACATCATTTACGTTTGGGGCTCCTCAAAAATTTTCAACTGTAACTATTACAGATTCAAACATATTACAAATACTGGAAGTAACAGGTAGTGATTCAAATAAGTGGTATGAAGTTCCATATTTAGCCCAATCTACTATATTTTTAAAAGGAAATAATTCAACATCAGGTTCTGATGGTGTTCCATATTTACTTGAACTACAACGTGTACCAAGACGATTTGTATCTAGATTTTTATCAGATGATACGTTACAAATAGAATTTGGAGCAGGAATATCTAATAATAATGATGATCAAATTATCCCAACACCTGATAATATTCAACTAGGATTAGTACCAGGAATATCTAATTTACAAGATAACTATAATGAAGCTTCTATATTTTATACACAAGAGTATGGATTAGCTCCATCAAATATTGGAATGCAAGTAAAGTATTTAGTAGGAGGAGGAGTAACTTCTAACGTTCCATCAAACGATTTAACAATTATAGATACGTCTGGGATATCATTTAAATATGGGAATCCTAGTAATCCAACAGCTGATCAGGTGTTTCAAAGTATTTTGTCAACAAATCCTAGTTCATCTATAGGAGGTCGCAATGGAGATACGGTTGAAGAAATTAGAAATAATACATTATATACTTATTCATCTCAACTAAGAGCGGTAACTAAAGAGGATTATATTGTAAGAGCACTAAGCATGCCATCAGATTTTGGAAATATGGCAAAAGTTTATATAAATACTCAAGAATCAAATCCTTTATCTTTAGACATGTATGTTTTAGCTTTTAATAGTAATAATAAACTTACCCAAGCATCAACAACTTTAAAACAAAACTTAGTAACATACCTAAATCAATTTAGGATGGTTACCGATGCTATTAATATTAGAGATGCTTTTTACATAAATATAGGTATTAACTTCGATATAACAATATTAGCGGGATACAATAATAAAGATATTTTAATGGCTTGTAATTTAGCTTTACAAAATTATTTTGATATTTCAAAATGGCAAATTAACCAACCTATAGCTATATCAGATATATACACTGTTTTATTGCAACAAAAAGGAGTAAAATCCGTTGTAAAAGTAGAAATAGTAAATAAACAATCAGATAATGGAACATATTCTTTATATGGATATGATATAGCAGGGGCAACTCGCAATGGTAACGTATATCCTTCATTGGATCCTGCCATTTTTGAAGTAAGATATCCTCAAGAAGATATAATAGGAAGAATTATAATATGATAAAATTTAAAAATATATTATCTGAAATAGGTGTAAATATACCGAAAAAAGTTGATGCTTATAAAATATCCTGGTCTACTATTAAACTTGAAGAGGGTGGATATTATCTATGGGATGGGGATTTTGAAAATAAATTTCCTGGCTGTTATTATATGCTTAGACTTGGGGGATTGGAAGATTATGATTTTTATCAATACTTAAAAATTCCCCCAAATAATGAAAACGTGTATGTAATTTCAAAACAAAATATTAAATTTATTTAACAATGGCATTTAACCTCAATCCAAGTAACATATTTGAACCTAAACATGAAAACATGTTTATATGTGATTTCCCAGATGAATTTTGCATTCCATCATATTTAGTAAAAAAAATTAGCCCTGTAAAATATTTATGTAATGGGGGTAAACATAGATGGGGACATCAAAAGTGGGAGAGAATGACATTTTCGCTATATTCCCCAATAGCTCCATCAGTAGACCAAATATTATTTAACATTGTTAAGAAAAATTTTAAAGAAATTAAAAAAATATCTATACAAGAACTAGACCGCTTAGGAGAAGTAATAAGTGAAATGTGGATAATGCGTTCTCATATTATTGATATAGATTTTGGAAAATTAGATTGGGGTTCCGCTGATTTTAAAGAAGCAACAATTAAAATAATACCCGAAGATATAATAATAAAAATGTAATTAAATGGCAAACTTTAAACCTTATTTTGATAATTTTTTAATCCCATGGGAAGGGGATAAGTATGAAAATGTTCCCGGAGATGCAGGTGGTCCTACTAAATATGGTATAACTTTAAAAGACTGGCAGCAATATGGATATGATATAAATCATGACGGCCTTATAAATGCTACTGATGTATCATTGATATCATATGACGATGCTTTAAAACTTTGTAAAGAAGAATATTGGGATATATTTAGAGCAGATACTATAAAAAATCAATCTGTAGCTAATGCTATTGTAGATTTTGCTTATAATTGTGGAAGAGGGATGGGTAAAAAAATTCAAACTATAATAGGAGCTAATCCTGATGGTGCATTTGGACCTATAACCATTTCTAAAATAAATAACTATCCTAATCAACGAGAATTATTTGAAAAAATTCAAGAAGTAAGAAAAAATAGATACTTAGATATCGTTAAAGCCAATCCTAGTCAAAATAAATTTTTAAAAGGATGGATGAACAGAACAAATAGTCTTAAATATAGTGATTAAATTTTCAAACATACTACAAGAAATTGGTGTAAATAGTCCTCATATATTAAAAGGTGTATATTTGGATGGAGATGTAAATTATATCAAAATAGATAATTATGTATTTTGGGATATGACCAAATACACAGGAATATCTTATCCGTACTGGGGTTGGACATTTTCCATAAATAACCCAGATGCTAAAGAATACCCAAGTTTAGATACTTTTAAACAATGGAAATATTTTAAATATTTTAAAATAGTAAGAGAAACGGATTTGAATATTACATATGGTATACCCAAATCTCAAGTTGACATTGTAGGTAATATAAATGAAATTGGTATTAATAAACCTAAATCTATAAAGGATCAAATATTAGACTTAAATAATAAATTAAATATACTTAATAAAAGGTATAGAGATAAAAGATGGGAAACATTAGTAGATTATGGGTATACTCGAAGCTCTGCTCCCACAATTGAAACATGGTTAGATACTTTAAATCAAAAAACACTAAATGATTTATATAAACGTTTTTTAAAATTAAAACAAGAAATAGAATTAAATGGCGATAATTAAAATTTTCCCTGAGAAATCATCCACCTTATATTCATATTATCCAACAATGAATACAGGTATAGATGAAATTATGGAAATTTCAACTTTTGAATCACTAGAAAGCACATCAGAAGTGTCTAGGGGATTAATAAAATTTTCTCAATCTGACATTTTAGATGTTATGCAAAAAGTTGGAACATCTAGCTTTGATTCATATCTTAAATTATATTTAGCGGATGCGTCTGAACTTCCTTTAGATTACTCATTATACATTCATCCAATATCTGGTTCGTGGGATTTAGGAATAGGCCGGTTATCTAACTCACCCATAACTACTACAGGAGCATCGTGGTATTATAGAAATCAAGATAGCGGTAGTCCTTGGTTTTTAACAAGTAGTATACCTGCAGATACAACTGCTTCATATTCAACAAATGTTGGAGGGGGATTATGGTATTCGGGTTCAATATATGAATATACTCAATCATTTCTGTCAAATGATTCTAAAGATATTGAAATTAAAAATACAAATATTATAAATGCTTGGGTAAGTGGTACAATAAATAATGAAGGGTTCATAATAAAACATTCACCAAATTTGGAGTTTACAGATAATCCTAAATTTGAACTAAAATATTTTACAGGAAATACCCATACTATATATCCACCATGCCTAGAAATAAGATGGGACAACTCCGTATATAATACAGGTTCACTATCTTTAGCTAATAATGATAAAATAGTAGTTACTTTAGGTAATAATAGAGGAGAATATCAACAAGATTCCGTACAACAATTTAGAATAAATGTAAGAGATAAATACCCCACACGAACATTTCAAACATCTTCTTTGTATACTACAAATAAGGTATTACCTTCAACATCATATTGGGCTATAAAAGATTATGACACCGAAGAAATTGTAAATGATTTTGATACTAATTATACAAAAATATCTGCAGATTCTGAAGGGAATTATTTTACAATATATATGAACGGATTAGAACCAGAAAGAAGCTATAAACTTTTAATAAAAACTGTATTATCTAATGGTGAAACTTTGGTATTTGAAGACAATAATATTTTTAAGGTAATTAGATGATAAAATTTAGCAAAATATTAGCAGAAATTGGTGTAAATAAACCAGGATTAGTGTATGCTAAGCAGATAAGTAATGATTATTTTAAAATAGATAATTTTGGTTTTTGGATAGGAAGAAATATGTTTCCTGATTATTATTTCACATTTATTGATAATGATGATATTGAAAAATTTTCCAAATGGCGTTACTTTAAATTATGTAGAATATTGGGGAAACATATAGCATCTACATTTTATGGTATCCCCAAATCACAAGTTGTTGTGAAAAAAAATAAATTAAAAGAAATTGGTATAAATAAGCCAAATAAATCAGCAGAAGATATATTAGAATTAATACACTTTGCTTATTCAAAATTATACTATGTATGTTACAATAATATTATAGATATTTTAAAAAAAAATGGATACGCCCTTCATACTGCTATCCCTTTATGGTTATCAAGTATTAATCAAATTACTCGTAATAAAATATATAACGAAATAAAAAATGTCACAGATTCCTATACAAAAAACAGTTCTTGATAGAAATAAATTTAATTCTCTAATTGATACTTCATTTAGTCAATTGTCAATTACTCAATTAAATCCAACATTACCTGTTTTTACTTTAGATGATTTTTTTCAATTATACGAACAACTATTTTATACTATTCCAAAAGAAGGTGACATAAACTCACATACTTATATTTTAAATAAGGAAGCAGCATATTTGGGGGTTCAAATAAATTCTGATAACGTTCAAGCATTATTGGATGAAATTACTTCACTTAGACAAGAAGTAACGGATGCACAAGAAACAATAAATACTTTATTAAATAAATAATGGCTCAAATAAAAATAGTAGGAGATATTTTAAGTACTTTAACACTTTCACACTATAGTGAAAATGATATAAAGTTATTATCATCATCAATACTACCTGGAGATTTTAATTTATCAACAGATCATATAGAATATTTTGTATATGATATTGGAGGAAGTTTATTAAATTTAGACTATAATTATTCTAATTTTAAATTACCTTCAACATCATATCTTAATCCTACAACAGGAAGTTATCCTATAATAGAAATAGATCCTATTAAAGATTTACAAGATAATAACTATTCTTCTGGAGAATTCAAAGTTCAATATAATTTTTTCAAAACTGAACTATCTTCTCTTTACATAAAAGAAATATCTTCAGATAGAACTGAATTAAGATTAGCATCAACTATTTTAAGTAATAGTGAAATTGAGCAAGGTTTTAACAACATTTTGAGTGGAAGTAATACTTTATATTTTAATAACTATTTACTAAATTTTGGAAATAATAATCAAGTTTTAATTGTAAACCAATTATTAAACCCAATAAGTGGAAGTGGAACTGAGATATTAGTTAAATTATATGATACTCTTCCAGGCCAAATTGAAGAAAAAGATGAACTTTGGATAGTAAATGAAAAAGTTGACCCCTATTTATTTGATATTAATTTAGACAAATTAATAATTCCTGATCCCCTACCCCAATTAAGAGGACCCAATTTTGACATTAAGATAAAGAATCAAAATAATACAACTACTCAATATCAAACGTATAATGATTTGATAGGAAGTTTAACAGGTTCTTCATATCAACAATTATTAAATTTAACAACAACTCAAAGTGTAGATATTAATGTAGATTATACTACCTTTGATAATTTTGTGTTTTTTGGATCTGCTAAACAACGCTTAGTTAATTTTTGGACAAAGGTTAAACAAATAGAGGATGCTCAATCTTTCATAAATGATAATACTTATCTAATACCTAGCATTACAGGTTTACAGCAACAAATAAACTTATACTCTTCATCAATAGACAGTACTATTACTGGGTTTGATAGTTATGAGCATTATCTTTATTATGAGTCAGGTTCATATGCATGGCCTAAAACTAACTCAACTAAACCATATTCTTTACAGTCTACAAGTTCAGCAGAAGTTCAAATATGGTATAATAATATGACTTCATCTGCTGAGGACTATGATTTAAATAACTACGATAATTTAGAATATGCTATCCCTTCCTTTATTAAGGAAGATAGTAGTAATCAACCATATCTTACATTTTTAAATGCTGTTGGACAATATTTTGATGGTATTTGGGTGTACTTAAAATCAATAACAGATATAAATTTATCAAATAATAATTTAGACGAAGGCATATCTAAAGATTTGGTACAACATGTTTTACAATCTTTAGGAATTAATCTATACAGCAAATACGGAAATTCAAATTTAAATCAATATTTAATTGGTAATAATAGTGGTTCTACTACGTTTGATAATAATTTTTCTTCAACAGGAAGTTATCTAAATAATATACCTAGAAAAGATTTATTATCTGAATTATATAAAAGAATATATCATAATTTACCTTTTCTATTAAAAACTAAAGGTACAGCATATGGATTACAAACATTTATAAGTACATTCGGAATATCAAGTAGTATTTTAAATGTAAAAGAATATGGAGGATATTCAAAAGAAGAAATATTACAAGGATATAATAATGATAAAGTTAGGATAATTTCTAATAATACAACAGGTAGTGTATTATCACCTTTTACTAGTATACAATACCCTCCTACATCATCAAGAACACAAGATGAACACTATGTGGATGTATCATTTTCACCTCAAAATCAAATTGATACTTATATTTCCGCTTCGCTACCATCAACTTTTTCTCTAGATGATTACCTTGGGGATCCAGGATATTTATACAGTTCGTCATATGAAACTTTAAATACACAAAAAGCACATTATTACTCAGCTTTTACTGCTTCATATTTAGATTATGCTGGATTTATTAGATTGATACAATATTTTGATAATTCTTTATTCAAAATGTTGAAAGAGTATGTACCCGCTAAATCTAATTTGTCTACAGGAGTTACAATAACTTCACCTATTCTTGAAAGAAATAAAATGGTGTATAGTAATCCTTCTAGTACTGCCACCCAAAGCGTACAGGAAGCTAACTATAACGCACCATCTATGAGTGCACAATATGGTCATTTTTACGATAATTTAAGTGGAGATAAAAGAGCATTTTATACAGGTGAATTAAGTGGAAGTGAAATAGATGTACATCATTTTTTTGAAGCAAATAATACTAACTATTATTTACACCCTACATCAAGTTTAACCAACAGTGATTTAAATATATTTAATCACTCAGATTATAATGTATTAAGAAATAATGTATCGTCAAGCAGATTATCACGCACAAGAAAGAAAATAGAATATATTTACGGTACAACATCAAGTATTACTAGCTCAGCAGAACTTCAAGATTCATATGAATCACTAAAATCATATCAATATTCAAGATATGAAGGAGTTAAAATAAATAGTACAACATATAATACTTGGAGTTTAGGAGATAATTCATATGGAAAAAATTCTGTGATAAATCAAAATGTACGTAAATTAGGATTATTTACTCAAATAGTTACTAGTTCATTTTTACCAGGCAGAAATAATACTTCTCTAAAATATTTAGTAGACGAATCAGGTAGTTTAACCGAGTTAAACCAAAGAAATACTCATTGGGAAGAAGTTCAAAGAACATTTATAGCAGGACAATATTTAGTAGTATCTCAATTTGATAATCAAAAATATAGCAATCAACGTTCTACAGATGGTAATAAACTAATATATAACAGTGGTTACTCATACTGGCCTATGTTGTATTACAGCAGTTCAGACGATAAATTATACTTCCAGTATACGGGGGATTCATTATCTGTACTATTTCATACTTTATTTCAAGATGGAAAATATGCTTCAGGTTCAGCTGTAATAACTTATCCAATCATTAGTGGAAGCATATATAATATATTTGACACTTTAGATAGTGCATATAGTGATGGAAATCAATATTATGTTCAAGGAGATACTGTTAATCACTATTTTCCTTCATATAGTGTACCTCAAGCAGGTAATTATAAATTTACATCGGATTTTGGTTTAAATATAGAATATAGTGTTCCTAAACAAAGTGGATCTTTTACATTTTCAATAGTAAAAAATGGTTCAACTCAAGTAACACAAAGTTTAGGATTTACATCAAGTTATCAAGTTAATGTTTATGCTTCATCAAATGTGTTTTATGAAACAACTAGACCTGATAGTTTCCAAGAATTAGTATATGGTCCTATTTCTAACTCTATTGATTTGTACAGAGGAACAACATATGTTACTACAATAAATAGTGGTTCATATTTACATATTTACACAGGAAGTGTTAACCCATGTGGAGGAATATACCCATCATTCGTATTAGATCGAGATTATCAAATATTGTATGCTACCTCTAGCACTAATTCTACAGTGGGGGACTCTCCAAATTTACCAGGAATAACTAAATCTAGTACACCTGTTAACTGTGGAGCAGGATTATTTACTGCTAAATACATGGCTAACGCTTGGATATGGGCAAGAGATAATGGATCTGGTTTTAATTCAACTAATTTAGAGCAAAATTTATCTACTACTTTACATTTTAGTGCTTCAACTGCTTACGATACTTATACAACAGGTGACGTAGTTTCGTTTCAATTTAGAGTAAATAGTAGTTCTACGTCTAATTTCACAGCTTCCTTTATACAAACAGGATATGATGGATTAAGAAATTCTCTTCAAAGTAATCAACAAGGTGCTAATCCATATGTGACAAGTTCAACTGAGCCTTTTATTTCAGGTTCAATAAATGGAGATACTATAATACTTTCATCAGGTTTAACTAATCTATATGGATATTTATATTTACCTTCTACAGGTTCAAATTCACTTTATTCAACATATGGTGATGTAGATTATATATTTACCCCAGCAGTTGGAGATGAAATAATAATATATTATGCTGGAGGTACACAAAATCAAGAATTTAGTATAATAAATACATATACAACAGGAAGTAAATTATATTTAGAATTATCTCCGGAATTACCTAGTCTATTAGATATTCCTACTTATAGTAATAATACAGTAGATAAATTTCTTTTACTAACTAAACAAAAAGATGAAACTAACGTTATTTTACGCTTTATTAAAAGAGATGGATTAACATCATATGGATTTATAATCCCTAATAATTTACACCCAGATGTGTTAAATAATATAGATATAATTACGAAAGAGGTGAAACAAAAATTATTAAACGACCAAATAACAACTTTATAATGATTAAATTTCGCGAAATATTATTTGAAATAGGTATAAATAATCCAAATAAAATAAAAGCTGAGAGAGTTGGTGAATATGTTATTAAAATAGGTCATTTTCGTTTCCAAGATGGAGATGTATACGTTCCGAGATATCCTAACTATTGGTATATTACACTTAGTAAAAATGTTAGGGGATATAATAATTTTGTGCAATGGTCCTCTTTCAAACTATTTGAAAAATTAGGTCAAAGAGGACATGATGTAGTTGTTTTTGGTATTTCTAAAGACAAAGTTATTATACAATCTTAAAATTATAAATATTTATTAATATAATTATGATTGGAATTTATAAAATAACATCACCTTCAGAAAAAGTTTATATAGGACAAACATGGGATTCAAACTTGAGAGAGAACCATTATCAATCCTTAAATTGTAAAGGACAACCAAAATTATATAATTCTTTGAAGAAATATGGTTTTCATAATCACGAATTTGAAATAATTCATGAATTACCTCAAGATATTTCACAAGAAATATTAGATAAGTATGAAGTTTTATATATTAATCAATATAAAGAGTGTGGGTTTGAATTAATGAATATTAAAGAAGGTGGAAGGGGAGGAAAACATGCTCAAGAAACGAAAGATAAAATTTCTAAAAAATTAAAAGGACGAGATATATCTAAATGGAAACATAAAATGTATTCTGATGAAAGAAATATAAAAATTTCTAAAAATAGAAAATATAAATGTTCTGAGTATACAAAATCTAAATTATCTCTTATAAAAAAAGGAACTAAACTTTCAGAGGAAGCCAAACAAAAAATAGGTCAATCAAAAATAGGAAATAAGTATGCGTTAGGATATAAAAATAGAAAAGTTCCTATTATATGTATTAATAATGGAAATATTTTTAATAGTATAAAAGAAGCATCTGAAATTTTGAAAATAGGTGTTAGTAGTATTAAAAAGGTTTTATCTGGTCAAAATAAACAAACAAGAAACAAATTAATTTTTAAATATTTAAATAAATAATATATGGCGATTTTGAATCCCTCAACAATAAGTGTAGATGCTATTCTTACAAATCTTGGAAGAAATCTGTTGGCTAGAAATGATGGATCTTTTCAAATTACTTCTTTTTCATTAGCTGATGATGAAATAGATTACACACTATATAATCCTACTCACCCATCAGGTTCCGCTTTTTTTGGAGAAGCTATAGAAAATACAAACATAATTGAAGCTTTCCCTGATGAAACCCAAATAATGCGTTATAAGTTAGTAACTTTACCAAGAGGAACTAGCAAATTACCTGTTATAAACATTGGTTATTCAAGTATTACTTTAAAACAAGGAGCATCACTAACAATCACTCCTCAAACTTTAAATTATCTTGGAGCAGTTTCAACATTTGAAGCTAGTGGATACGTGGCAACAGTAGCAGACGTTAGATTATTATCAACATTTACAGGAACCGGTATAAATGCCGTAACTAACCCAACAAATTTAAATACAACTTCAGGAGCTGTTGTTTCTTTATCGCAAGTAGGAACATCATTTACAATAACTGGCACCACAATCAATACATTGTATGGAACAAGTCTAACTACAATTACTACTCAAATAACAGTAATTGGTAGAGATTCAGGAGCTCGTGTTACAATTCCTATAAACATTCAAAAAGTAACTAACTAATAAGTGATAACTTTTCGCGAAATATTACCTGAAATTGGTGTAAATAAACCATTAACAAAAGCGGAAATAATTAAATGGTTTATAGATAGCGGCGAAACTTATTTACTATCAGATCTAAACTTTTTTTCATCTTTAGGTGCATTCATAAAAAAATATGAAAAAAATAGCTTAGAAGAATTTTTAAAATTAACTCTAGGTATTGAAGATGAGGATATTGAAAAATACACACAATATATTAATGCATTTTATAAATCATTTAAATATGATGAAATAAAAGTAGAATTATTGTATGATAATAAAATAGATAGATTAAATATATCTAATTATAAAAATATGTATATTAATACAATGGATGATGAAAATATGATTATTATACTTCATAATTTAGGAGAAAACGCAATTTAAACACAAAAATAAAACAAAATGTCATTTTCAAGATACGCCTCAGATGATTCAGTAGTAAGTTCAGAAACCGTAGTAAGAGGACTATGGTCTAGTGACAACTACACATTATCAGCATTTTACACAGCTAGTGGATATACCGAATATTATTTGGATGTATATCAAACTGGTTCATCGTTATCAGGTTCGTCAATTCAATTTGATGTCCAATTTGGTAATATTAGCGGTTCAGGATCAGTTCCCATAAACTCAGCTGTATTAGGTAATACTCCTTCAAGAATTATCTACGGGCAGTATAGAAATTTAGTGTATGGTACAGAAACTACTAATTTTAGTTTTGACGGTACCAACACAGTAAATAACATATATATTCTTAATATATCAAGAGCTCGTTATAAAGAATCTTTACAAGCTGGATCATTAAATTTAACTTTAAGCGGAAGTAATGGTTCAATAAATTTAACAGATGACAGTGGAACAACAGGTTTAACTCGCTTTGTTGGAGAAAATAGATATTATAATATTATAAGCGGAAGTAATGGAGCTTATTATACAACAGGTAACCCTTCTACATATTATGGAATGATGTTACCAGATTTAGGAATGATAATTTTAAATCCTGATAGTCTTACAGGTTTTATGACTCTACCAAATACTGCTTCTATTAGTTCTCCTGTTTATAATGCACAAAAAATGTATAATTCTATAAAATTAGGAGCTAATTTTCAACTACAATCATCAGAAGTTATATCATCTCGTTATTTCTTTACAAGAATAAAAAATAGTGAATGGAATTATACTACTAATCCTTCAATAATAGATGATAATGGAAATTTATTATATACTACTCTTATAAATAATCCTCAAACATATATTACAACTATTGGGTTATATAATGATAATAATGAATTATTGGCTGTAGCTAAATTAAGTAGACCTTTGGTTAAAGATTTTACTAAAGAAGCTTTGGTTCAAGTTAAGTTAGATTACTAATGTCATCATTTAAAAAACTTTCAAAATCAGATATTTCATTTTCACCCTATGTAGCTAATAAGGGATGGACATATTCTTTTATAGATGCCCCTTCATCTGGTAGTATAACCATTTTTCAAGGAAAAAATATAACAGGTTCATTTAGACTAAATGAGCCTACTACATCTTTGGGTAAATATCAAAGATTAGTATACAATTCTATGAATCATTTATTCTACCAAGAATATAGTGGTAGTTTAAATACAAGTTCTCTAGCTAGCTCATTATATTATGAATCAGCTTCACAACAAAGGCCTACAAATTCATACTTTATATACAATGAAAGCCCAGCACATATTAGTAGGTTTCCAACTGCTTCAAATAGTACAATACAGGTTTTGACTGTGGGTAAAGATGTTTTTGGTTCTAAAATACATCCCGGTACTTTTCAAATTTCATCTTCTATATATCTAATTAAAGATGATCAAAATGGAAATTTATTTAATTATCTACCTATAATACCACATCATGTTGGGAATATATTTTATTCTCAAGGGATAGCTGTTATTACTAATCAAAGTTATCAAAATATATTTTTATCATCTAGTTTTGTATCTGGGTCTAGTGGTTCTTTTAGCGATGACTACAGCTCTTCCTTTGATATATAATATTTATACTAAAATAACTAACTATTAATGCCATATCCATATCCCTCTTTACTATCATTGTTTGATGAAATCAATGTTAATATAGTACAAAATAATAATAATGAGATTGATGGAAATGACATGAATAATGTCTTAAATGGTTGCGTTCAATTTATAAGTGCTTCATTTGTTAGTGCATCATGGTTAGCTTATACTTCTTCATTTAACGCTTTTACTTCAAGTTATTATATTGATAGTGCATCAGCAGATAGTAAATTAAAAAATGTTATAAGTAAAACAGGTTCTTATACATTAACTTCATCATTTAACACATTTACATCAAGTTATTTAGTTGATAGTTCCTCATTTGCAACAAGAATAAGTGTAGTTTCTTCATCATATTTTGCTTTTACTCAATCATACTACGGAGATTCGTCATCATTTAACAATAGAATAAATGGACTGTCAGGATCTTCTATTTTAAATAATTTTAATAGTTTTACATCAAGTTATTTAACTGACTCAGCATCATTTACTTCGAGAATAAACGCTAGTACTGCTAGTATAAGTAGTCTTAGTGCTTCATTTAATAACTTTACGTCAAGTTATTTAGTAGCATCAGCATCATTTACATCAAGAATTAATACTAATACTGCTTCTTTTAACACATTTACCGCAAGTTACCAAAATGATTCATCATCATTTGCAACAAGAATAAGTGATATTTCAAGTTCATATGCTTTGACTTCATCTCTTAACTCATTTACATCGAGTTATTTGGTGGCATCTGCCTCATTTACATCAAGAATTAACAGCAGTACGTCATCATTTAACGTTTTTACATCGAGTTATTTAACAGATTCGGCATCATTTGCAACAAGAATAAGTACTATTTCTTCTTCTTATTATCCTTTTTCATCAAGTTTTATAACAACATCTGCATCATTTGATGCAAGGATAAACGGAATATCTGGGTCTACTACTCTAAATAATTTCAACACATTTACAGCAAGTTATTTAGTGGACTCAGCATCATTTAGTCAACGTATAAATCAAATATCAGCATCTTATTATGCTTTTACACAATCTTACTATATAAATTCTAGTTCTATTGTTGGAAATATAAATAATATATCTAGTTCTTATTTAACTACAGCAAGTTATTTAGTTACTTCTGCATCATTTACGTCAAGAATAAATGCAGGTACTGCTAGCTTTAATACGTTTACTTCAAGTTACTTAGTTGATAGTGCTTCATTTACGTCAAGAATAAACGCTAGTACAGCATCATTTACAGCATTTTCATCGAGTTTTATAACAACGTCTGCATCATTTGATACAAGGATTAATGCTAGTACAGCATCATTCAATACTTTTACTTCAAGTTATCAAAATGATAGTGCTTCGTTTGCGGCAAGAATTACAAATATATCTAGTTCTTATTTAACTACGTCATCATTTGGTGCGTTTACATCTAGTTATCTAACAACTTCATCATCATTTGATCAACGTATAAATGGGATAATATCATCATTTGGAACATTTACAGCAAGCTATTTGGTGGCATCAGCATCCTTTACTTCGAGAATAAATGCGAGTACATCATCTTTCAATACGTTTACCTCAAGTTATTTAACTGACAGTGCTTCATTTACGTCAAGAATAAATCAAGTTTCAAGTTCATATACGTTAACGTCATCATTTAATACGTTTACGTCAAGTTATTCAACCGCTTCTTCTTCATTTGATACAAGAATAAATGCTATTTCAAATTCTTATACAAATGTTACATCATTTAACGCTTTTACTGCTAGTTACAAGATTGATAGTGCATCATTTAATGCACAATTAGCATCTGGAGGTAGTGGTAGTTCATATGATGTTTTATCTATATTTATATCTAACCCATATTCTACTATTCCTGCTAACTCTACTAGATATCTTTCTCTTAGAGGAGACAGTTTAGGTACAGTATCTTCTAGTAAAGCTATAGTAATGCCTTCTTCAGGATACCTAAAGAATATGTTTACTTTAATTTCAGGTTCACAATCGTCATTGGGTTCTTTAAATATTACTTTAATAAAAGGAACATCAATAACATCATTATCTAGTACACCGTTAAGTTTAACTATACCTGCTAACACAAATACAGGAGAAGGAACAGTTTATTCTAATACGGCTACTAGTTCTTTTATAAACGCTGGAGAAATATTAACATTTCAAATAACAAATAATGCTAATGCAATTTCAGCAACAATTATTAATTTATCACTTACATTTACAAATAGCTAATGCCAAATACTACACCTGATATATTTTTATCTCAAATTGAAATGGTTCCTACTGGAGGGCAACCATATAATGAATTCTATTGGTTAAATACCAATAATGCTCTTTTAACAATGACTAATGTAAATTTCCCATCAACAGGAACTTACAGATTTGATATTTCAGCATATGCTCAGGCTGGAAATCCTAATTTAGCTGTTAAAATAGACGGAGTTACTGTATGTAATATCCATGTAACAACTACAACAATAGGAATATTCTCAGCTTTATCATCAACTATAACCGCTGGGAATCATACATTGGTTATTCAATTAACAAATTTTAATAGCGCTGCTAACTATTGTAGAGTAGGATTAATATACGGCACACTAAGTACTAGTTCAACACCATATACTTATCCTCCTATTATCCCCATTCCTCTTACTTCGGGAGTAACACCTTTATTAGCTAATCATTTTAGCAGTAAACATCTTAGAGGATTTAATCTTGGTTCTAATGGAACTAACCAGGTTGGAGAAACTATCCAGTCTATGACTGATTTAAAAGCTACAGGAGCTAATATAGTTAGATGTTTCGTTGAGATATACAGACCAAGTAGCCCTTGTGAAGGGGGTAGTTCTACTGCTAACACATATCAGTTTAAGTCAGGAGAATTAACTAAATTAGCTACTACAGTTTCTAGAGCAGCTACACTTGGTTTTTATGTAGTACCTACATTATTTTTAGATCCTTGCTATAATACAGATTATTGGGGAAATTCAGCTAGAAAAGCAAGTATTATATCATTATGGCAACAATTAGCAACAATATATGTAGGTAATCCTGTAATAGGGGCATATGATCTTATAAATGAACCTAGAAGTAATTATAATTACCATGAAGTTATTCAATTTCAAAGTGATATTATAGCTGCTATAAGAGCAATAGATCCAGATCATGTTTGCATGGTAGAGTGTATATCTAATAATATGTTTGCTATGATGTTACCTCTAAATTATGATAACATAGTTTATTCACCTCATGGATATTCTACTCTTCATATAACACACCAAGGTGTAGCAGGAGCAGGTGAAAATGTTATAAACAAGTATCCTACTATTACATCTACTGCTAACTTAACAGCTCCTTGGAATATTACTCAATTATCAGCTCAACATGATGATGTAAGAACCATGGCTCATAGATTTAATGTTCCTATTTTTATTGGAGAATTTTCTTGTATTAACTGGGCTCCTTTAAACGATAGCGGAGAGTGGACATCCACAAAATGGGTAAATGATAATATTTCTTTATTAGAGACAGAAGGTTGGTCATGGGTATATCATGCTTGGCGCGGTGACTATGCAGGGTGGGAAGCTGAAATTCCATCATCTTATTATAATCAATTTACTTTTTCTAATGCTGCTCCTCAAGGACTACCTTCATATAGTACATGGGTAAGTAATAGAACAGGTTCAGCTCCTACTATAGTAATGTTAGAAGGATGGTTTCAAAATAACCTTCCATCAACTCAATCTTTATATGGAACATGGGGAAATGGTTTAGTAGGAAATGTTCCACAATATAACCAATTAGTAGATAGTGGAAGTATAACAGGATTTAACTTTAGATTTCCATGGAGAATAATAGAAACTTCTCCAGATGTATTTGATTGGGCCACTTTTGATAGTCAATTTGACTATGCTTTAAGTTCAAGTATTAAAATAGGATTTATGATGTGGTCAGGACCTGATTCACCAATTATAAGCCCTTCAACATGGTTAGCTCAAGCTCCATATAATGTACCTACTTTTACTAATAGTAGAGGAACATATCCATATTATTTCAATAGTAACTATATTACTAGATTTTATAATATGTTGGATAAAACTTTAGCTCATTTAGAAACATATCCTCAATGGAAGAAAGATGCGATATTGTTTTGGATGAGCGCAGAAGGTTCAACTGGTGACGAAGGTCCTTATAAAGGAACAGTTCCTACAACACCTTTTGATTTTACAATAAGCGATGATGATTGGAGTAACTTTAAAAGAGGTGTTTGGAACTATATGTATAATGCTATAGCTAGTTCAAGCTTATCTGGCTCTCGTCTTATGATTAACCCATATGATGATGGAACCAATTTTGATTTTTTTGTAGAAAATTTACCAACAGCCTGGATGAAAGCAGGTAGTTTTTCTCATACTTATTCTAATTATGGAGATTTATATTACATGGAAAGATTTATAACATGTAGTACTTTCCCATCAGGAGATAAAAGATCAAGAGGAGAGTTTGAATTTACAGGAGCAAATTCTGTACTTAATGACATATGGTGGAGACAATCTGCCAGACAAAATTATTTTGCACTAGTTTGTAATGCCTTACATTCAGGCTTAGATACTATTAATATAGCTGCAACTACTGCTATTGGATATGATTACTTATCAGATTCTTATGCTTTAGATTTCTATACAAAATATGCAGGTATAAGACATGCTTCTGAAAGTAATGCTGGGTTTTGTGCTTTTAGAGAGGTTATTGATTTAAATGATACTGTTAGATTCCCAATATCTTCATATGGAGCTGTTGTGACTCAGAACGTATCTGAGTACAACGGAAATGTAAATCTTATCAATAATTCATCAGATCCTCTTACTAAAAAACATTATAGACTTAGCAATCTTCTCATTAGACTAAATACAACCTCTAGCTATAGGTATTTAAATCCAGCGAGAATAGGTTTAATAACAGGTTCTTTTCCTGGCTCATCATATGCAATAGCATCAGTAGATGATCAGTCTGATGACAAATATAATCAAGACTATGGAGTAGATTTAATCCCTGGAAACTGGTGTAAATTTATACAAGAAGTTAATACATACAATAACTCTAAAGGAGTATGGAGAGTAGGTCCTACAGAGAGTTATTTTGGTAGGTACGCCCGCTCTTCAGACTATGCTACAAACAAAATAGAAAGATATTTTTCAGTAGATACAGGATTAGCAGGAGATACAGCAAATAGTGGAAGTAATGCAACTATTTCTATTGTATATTTCGACACAGGTTCAGCAATATGGAGTGTAAACGCTTCAACATTAAAAGGAAAAGAGGAAATAATAGTAGTACAAAATACTTCAACGAACACTTGGATGTCTCGATCAATTACATTTGATGGGTTTATGTTTGGTGGAAACTTAACTAGTGGTTCAGACATAACATTAAGATTACATTCAACTAATCAAAATTGTATTACAGCTTTACTTGAATTTAAAAACAATTCAAAAATTATATAACATGAGTATATTCGATATATTTAAAAAACAACGTCCAATGGCAACAACAGTATCATCAGTATTTAGTAGAACAGGAGCAGTTAAAGCTCAATCCGGGGATTATACTACAGACTTAGTCCCAGAAAATAAAAATTTATATTACACTGATTCTAGAAGTAGAGCAGCATTGTCAGCTTCAGGAAATCTTAATTATGATAAAACTACAGGTGTTTTTAGTTACAGCACTCCATTATCATTACCACCTAGTGGGCTAGCAAATGGGGATTTGTCAGGATCATACCCTTCTCCTTTGGTAAAATGGCCAAATGGATATGG